ATGCCCGACATCGACAAGGCTTTCGTCAAGCAATACGAGAACGACGTCCATCTCGCCTTCCAGCGGATGGGCTCGAAACTGCGCACGAGCGTGCGCTCGAAGAAGAACATCCAGGGCGCTTCGACCGTCTTCCAGAAGATGGGTCGCGGTGCCGCCACCACCAAGGCCCGCCATGCGGCCGTGCCCGTGATGAACGTCGACCATGCGACGGTCGAGGTGTTCCTCAAGGACTACTACGCCGGCGAATGGCTCGACGCGCTCGACGAGATCAAGGCGCCGAGCGACGAGCGTTCGGCGGTCGTGAACTCCGGCGCCTACGCGCTGGGGCGCAAGACCGACGAGCTGATCATCGCCGCCCTCGGCACCTCGGCGAACTTCGCCGGGGCCGACACCGACGGGCTGACCAGGGCCAAGATCCTGACCGCGTTCGAGATGCTCGGCGCTTCCGACGTGCCCGACGACGGCGACCGTTTCGCCGTCATCGGCTGGAAGCAGTGGAGCGAACTGCTCGACATCGACGAGTTCGCCAACGCCGACTATGTCGGCGCGGACGATCTCCCGTGGCAGGGCACGCAGGCCAAGAAGTGGCTCGGCACGCTGTGGATGCCGCACTCGGGCCTCGTCGCGAACGCCGGCGTGCGCGCGTGCCACTGGTACCACAAGGCGGCGGTCGGCCACGCGTCGGGCTGCGAGGTGCGCTCGGACGTGTCGTGGCACGGCGACCGCGCGTCGTTCTTCATCAGCAACATGATGAGCCAGGGTGCCGGCATCATCGATGCCGCCGGCGTCGTGACCCTGCGCTGCAAGGAATAGGAGAGAAGCGATGGCTTTCGAACTGAGGAACCTGTCCGTGCTCGCCTACGCGAACGGCTTCACGCTGTGGCACTACGCCACGCCGGATGCCGCCGCCGCGGTCGACGATGCGGGCTACTTCGACGCCGCCGCCGACATGCTGCGCGCCGGCGACATGATCCTTGCCAACACCGCCACGGCGACGACCCCGCAGAGCGGCGTCTTCGCGGTGGCGTCGGTGGCGGCAGGATCGGTCGACGCCGCCAGCCTGACGCCGTTCGGCGCGTCCAACCCCGACTGACGAAACGGGAAGCCGGCGGGCGGCCGCGAAGCCGCCCGCCGGGCTTTCTTCCATCCGGAGAATCCGCAATGGCCCTCACGTCCATCGCCTTGTGCGCGCGCGCCCTCGTCAAGCTGGGTGCCCGCTCGATCGCCTCGTTCGACGAAGGAACGGCCGAGGCGGAAGTCGCCGCCGTGCTCTATCCGTCCGTGCGCGACGGCCTGCTGTCCGCCCATCCGTGGAGCTTCGCCACGGGCCAGGCGACGCTTGCGCGCCTTGCGCGCAGCCCCGTCGCCGATCACGCCTTCGCCTACCAGCTCCCGGCCGATTTCCTGCGTGCCCTTTCGCTGGGCACGGGCACGCGCGGCCGCGGGACCGAATACCGGATCGTCGAAACCACGCTCCACTGCGATGCCGACCAGGTCGTGCTGTCGTACGTGTTCCGGCCCGACGAGACCGGTTTCCCGCCCTTCTTCGACACGCTGCTGATCGCCACGCTGGCGGCCGAGTTCTGCCTGCCGGTGACCGAAAGCACCAGCCGTGCCGAACTGCTGCGCCGCGTGGCCGAGGGCGAATTCCGGCGCGCGCGCCTGATCGACGCCCAGCAGGACACGCCCCAGCAGATCGAGGATTTCACGCTGGTGGAGGCCCGCCGATGAGCGTCGTCCGGATCGCCAAGACGAGCTTCGCCTCGGGCGAGATCGGCCCGGCCATGCTGGGCCGGGTGGACCTGCGCGCGTTCGAGAACGGGGCGCGGAGTTTACGCAACGTCATCGTCCAGCCGTCGGGCGGCGTCGCGCGCCGGCCGGGACTGGCGCATGTCGCCACGCTGCCGGGGCCGGCCCGGCTGATCGCGTTCGAGTTCAACACCGAGCAGGCCTATCTGCTGGCCCTGCTCGACGGCGAGACGCGCGTCTACCGCGACGGCGTCCAGGTGGTGGCGTTCGCCACCCCGTGGACGGGCGCGCAGATCGGCCAGGTCGCCTGGACCCAGAGTGCCGACACGCTGCTCGTCGTGCATCCCGACGTGCCGCCGCGGCGCATCACGCGTACGTCGCATGCGGCGTGGACGGTCGAGCCGTGGGCCTTCTTCGAGGACAAGGGCGTGCGCCACCAGCCCTACCACAAGTTCGCGGCCGCGGACGCCACGCTCCAGCCGAGTGCAACATCGGGCAGCGTGACGCTGAACGCCTCTGCCGACGTTTTCCTCGCGGCCCATGTCGGCGAACGCCTGCGCGTGCAGCAGAAGGAACTGACGGTCACGTCTGTGACGGGTCCGCGCAGCGCCACCGCGACGCTTGCGAGCGGCCAGACGCTGCCCGACACGACCGCGACGCGCGACTGGGAGGAGGCGGCGTTCTCCGGGCTGCACGGCTGGCCGGTGTCGGTCACGTTCCATCAGGACCGGCTCGTGGTCGGCGGTTCGCGCGACCTGCCCAACCGGCTGTGGCTGTCGAAATCGGGCGACCTGTTCAATTTCGATCTGGGAACGGGGCTCGACGACGAGGCGATCGAGTTCGCCCTGCTGTCCGACCAGGTGAACGCGATCCGCCACGTCTTCTCGGGCCGCCACCTGCAGGTCTTCACGTCGGGCGCGGAATGGATGGTGACGGGCGAGCCGCTCACGCCCGAGAACGTCCAGCTCGACCGGCAGACGCGCATCGGCAGCCCCACGGACCGTTCGGTGCGGCCGCGCGACGTCGACGGCGCGACGCTGTTCGTCGGGCGCGGCGGGCACGATCTTCGCGAATTCCTGTTCGCCGACGGCGAGCAGGCCTATCAGGCGACGGATCTCGCACTGCTCGCACCCCATCTCGTGCGCGATCCCGTCGCCATCGACTACGACCCGGACGACCGGCTGCTGCACGTCGTCAACGCCGACGGCACGCTCGCCACGCTGACGGTCTACCGCGCCGAGCAGGTGACCGCGTGGGCGCTGCAGACGACGCTCGGGCATTTCCGCTCGGTCGCGACGGTCGCGGACGACACGTATCTTGCCGTTGAGCGCGCCGGCGTCTGGTCGGTCGAGCGTTTCGACCGGTCCTTCGCGACCGATGCCGCCGTGCGGCTTGCGCCGCCGCCGGATGCCGCGCAATGGACCGGTCTTTCGCATCTCGACGGAAAGAACGTCGAACTCGTCGGCGACGGCGTGCCGCTGGGCACGGGCGTTCCGGCCGGCGGCTCGCTTGCCGCACGTGCACCCGTCGCATCGCTCGAAGCCGGGCTTGCCTTCGTCGCGGCGATCGAGCCGCTGCCGCCCACGCTTGCCGCCGCCGGCGGGGCGAGCCCGCGCAGCGTGCGCCTGATCGAGGCGGCGTTCCGCCTGCTCGATACGCGCCAGATGCGCATCGACACCGGCGGCGGCGCCGTCGACGTGCCGTTCCGACGCTTCGCCGCCGGCAGCGCGCTCGACCAGCCCGTCGCCGGATTCACCGGCGAGAAGCGCGTGCGCGCGTTGGGCTGGAAGCGGGCGGGCATCGACGCGCTGTGGCGCATCGAACTGCCCGCACCGCTGCCTTTCACGCTGCTCTCCGTAACCCATGAACTGAAGGTGAATGACTGATGGGTGGTTTCGCAATGGCAGGTCCCGTCGGAGCCGGGATCGCAGGCCTCAACATGCTCCAAGGCATCGCAAGTTCGGGTGCTGCCGCTTCCCACGCGCAGGCGCAGGCTGCCGCACAGGCACAGGCCATGCAGACCCAGGCCGAACGCCAGCGCCAGTTGCTCGAACGCCAGTACGCGTCCGAAACGAGGAAGCGCACGAACCTGCTCGAACGCGCGACGGCGCGCGCGCGCGTGTCGTTCGGCGCGCGCGGCATCTCGCCGACGGATGGCTCGGCGGGCGCCCTGCTCGACGGCATCGAGACCGATTTCGGCGTCGAGGAGGCCGAGCGCTTCCAGGACTACGCGATGCAGCGCGACGGGCTGGCGCACGGGCTGGCGGAATCGCTCCAGCGCATCGACGGCATGCGTGCGGGCAACCTGCTCGCGCACGAATCCGACGTGCAGCGCCGGATCCTCGGCCTGCTGAGCTGGGGCGGCCGGGCCTTCGGCCGGAGCGGCGGCAGTCCGCGCGGACCGGTCGGCGATTTCCCCACCGGTCTTTACGACAACCTCGCCTGACGCAGGAGAACCATGATGAGCGAACACATCAAGATTGCCGCCCGCAGCCCGCGCAAGCGCTACCGCGCCGACGGCGTCCAGCGCGTCTTCGCCTTCGACTTCGCGGTCTTCCGGCCGGAGGACATCGAGATCGGCATCGACGGTTCGGTCCTGTCGGGCGGCTACACCGTCGCGATCGGCAGTGCCGGCAGCGGTGCCGTGACGCTCGACGCGGCACCGCCCGACGGGGCTGCGGTCGTCGTCCAGCGCCGCCTGCTGCTGCGCCGCGAGACGGACTTCCAGGAAGGCGGCGAGCTGCGCGCCAAGACGCTCAACGACGAGCTCGACTTCCAGACGGCGGCGCTCCAGCAGGTCGCGACCGCCGTGGCGCGGTCCCTTCACCTGCCGGACGAAGATCCCGACGATGCCGCGACGCGGCTGCCGCGCGCCGAACTGCGTGCGCGCAAGGCGCTGGTGTTCGACGACGCCGGCAATCCCGCCGTGTCCGCCGACATGTATGCCGATCAGGCGGCGCGGGCGGCCGACAGTGCCGCCGCTGCCGCCGCCGGTGCGGCGTCCGCCGAGGCGTCGGCCGATGCCGCGTCCGTCTCGGCGTGGAACGCGTCGTCCTTCGCCGGAAATGCGGCGGTGCATCTGGCCGATACGGCAGCGCATGCCGCCGCTGCCGGCATCGCCGCGGCCGAGGCGCAGGCCGGAGCTGCCGATGCCGCCGCGAGTGCCTCCGCCGTCGCGATCGCGTGGACGCATGCGGCGGCGGTCGCGATGGAAGATCCAGGGGCGGGCGCATTCCGCTTCGATGCCGCATCCCCTGCCGCGGCAGGTGCCATCGCCGTCTCGACGGTCTCTTCCGACATGGGCAATCCCGACGTCTCCGACTTCGTCGCCACCTGGGGCGACAGCACCAATCCCGGGGTCAAGGGCACGCTCACGCTGCGCAAGCGCGGCGTCCCGTCGACCTTCGCGGTCTTCGCCGTCGGATCGGTTGCCGACAACGGAACGTGGCTCGGCATTTCCCTCGCGCATGTCGCGTCGGCCGGAAGCTGGACGGCGGGTGACGTGGCCTGTTTCGGCTTCGCGCGCGCGGGCGACAAGGGGCTCGACGGGGCCGGCACGATCGTCAGCATCGCGCCGGGCGACGCGTCCATCGCGGTCGGCGGAACGCCCGCCGACCGGACGGTCGCGCTCGCCGCCAACGGCGTGACGCTCGCCAAGCTGGCGCGCGAAGGCGCGCCCGGCCAGGTGCTGATGTCGAACGGGCCGGGCGGCGATCCGTCGTACCAGCCGCTGCCCGCCGGCGTGCCCGCAGGCACGGTCGTACCGTTTGCGGGCACCGCGGAGCCGGCCGGCTGGCTGTTCGCCGCCGGCCAAGCGGTAAGCCGTTCGGCGTTCGCCGCCCTGTTCGCGGCGATCGGCACGACGTTCGGCGGCGGCGACGGAACGACGACGTTCAACCTGCCCGACCTGCGCGGGCGCGTGGCGGCCGGCCGCGACAACATGAACGGCACGGCCGCCGGCCGTCTGACCGCGGGCGGTGCAGGCATCGCCGGCACGACGCTCGGTGCGGCCGGCGGCAGCGAAATCCATACGCTGACAGTCGCGCAGATGCCGGTGCATGCGCATTCGCAGTCCGGCGTGGTCGGCGGCCAGAACTACGGCCTGGGAAGCACGTATCCGGACGGTCCCTACACGATCGGCGGCAGCACCGGTACGGCCGGCGGCGGACAGCCGCATCCCAACGCCCAGCCTACGCTCGTCCTCAACTTCATCGTGAAGACATGAAGAAGAAGCCCGCATCGCCGCCGCCGGCCCCGCCGCCGGTTCCCGGCTTTCCCGCATTCGTCGACGACTGGAACGCGCTGCAGGGGCAGGCGACGCCGGCCTTGCACGCGCGCATGGCCGCGTGGCTTGCCGAGGCGCGGTCCTCGCGCGCGACGGGCGTCGTGCTGCTCGCGTTCCGCTCGAGCGGCAAGTCGACGCTGGTCGGGCTGTTCTGCGCCTGGCTGCTGGCGCGCGATCCCGACCTGCGCGTGCTGGTGCTGGCGGCGGAGGAAGCGCTCGCGCGCAAGATGGTGCGCAACGTCAAGCGCATCGTCGAGCGCCACCCGGCGACGGCGGGCCTGAAGCCCGTGCGTGCCGACATGTGGGCATCCGACCAGTTCGTCGTCGAGCGGCGGGCCGAGCTGCGCGATCCCTCGATGCTGGCGCGCGGACTTGCGGGCAACATCACCGGCAGCCGTGCCGACGTGGTGATCTGCGACGACGTCGAGGTGCCCAACACCTGCGACACGCGCGCCAAGCGCGTCGAGCTGCGCGAACGGCTCGCCGAGATCGACTACGTGCTCGTTCCCGGCGGCCTGCAGCTCTATATCGGCACGCCGCACAGCTACTATTCGATCTATGCCGGCGAGGCGCGCGCGGAGGCGGGCGAAAGCGTGCCGTTCCTCGACGGCTTCGCGCGCCTGTCGATCCCGGTCGTGGCGCCGGACGGGACCTATGCCTGGCCCGAGCGGTTCGACCTCGCGCGCCTCGACGCGGTGCGCAAGCGCACCGGCCCGCAGAAGTTCCGCGCGCAGATGATGCTGGAGCCGGTCGCGGACGGCGCGTGCCGGCTCGATCCCGACCGCCTCGTCGCCTACGACGGGCCGCTCGACTATTCGCAAGGCAACGGGGCGCCGGTCCTGTCGATCGGCGGCAAGCAGATGGTGTCGGCGGGCTGCTGGTGGGACCCGTCCTACGGCACGGCGACGGGCGACAGTTCGGTCGTCGCGGTCGTGTTCGCCGACAGGGAAGGCCATTGCTACCTGCACGAGGTGAAATACCTGAGCCTGCCGGCCGGCACGCGCCCGGAAGACGAGGCGAAGGCCTTCTGCCGGCAGGTCGCGGAATTCGCGCGGCGCAACCACGTGCCGACGGTCCGCGTCGAGACAAACGGGCTGGGCGGCTTCCTGCCTGGCCTGCTGCGCGGCGAGATCCTCGCGGCGAAGGCCGGCTGCGCGATCGTGGGCATCCACAATCGCGTGCCCAAGGCAAAGCGCATCCTCGACGCGTTCGACGCGCGTCTGGCCGCCGGCATGCTCCACGCCCATCGCGGCGTGTGGGCCACGCCCTTCGTCGCCGAGATGCGCGAGTGGCGGGCCGACGCGACCGGCGTGCGCGACGACGGGCTCGATGCCGTGGCCGGCTGCCTTGCCGGCGAACCCGTGCGCTTTCCGGCACTCGCGCGCGACGTGCCGCCCGACTGGCGGCCGGGGGCGGGATCGCACAGGGCGCGCACCGAGTTCGAGATCTGAACTAGGAAAAGGAGACGGCGATGGACATGTTCGAACTGACGCCGGGCCTCGCGCTCGTCGCTGCCTCGGATGCATCGAGCTTCGGGGCGATCGCGTGGCTGTTCTTCAAGCGCCACCAGGACCACGAGCGCATGCTCGACCGGCTGCGCCAGGCCTGCCTCGACGAGACGCGCGACCTGCGCCACGCGCTGGCGGAGTTCAAGCTCGAGGTCGCGCGCGGCTACGCGTCGATCGGCTACATCAAGGATGTCGAGAACCGGCTGACCGCACACCTGCTGCGCATCGAAGGCAAGCTCGACGGGGTGGGCGCATGATCCCGGCCCTCGTCGCGCAGGTCGGCCTGCCGCTGCTGGCCCGGCTTCTCGGCGGCGCGCTTGCGCGCGTCGACCATCCCGCCGCGCGCGCGGCGGCGGAGGCCCTCGAGACGGCGGGCGGCACGCTGACGCAGGAGCAGATCGCCGAGGCCAACCGCCATCTCGAGGCGATGGCGCGCCTCGAAAGCGAGGAGGACCGCGAGACGATCCGCGAGGTGAATGCCTCGCTGCGCGCCGAGGCCGCGAGCGAAGACGCCTATGTGCGGCGCATGCGGCCCACGTTCGGCTACGTGATGGCCGCGACATGGGCGGCCCAGATGGGTGCGGTCGCCTGGATCGTCGTGCGCCGGCCGGGCGAGGCCGCCGCGGTGATCGAGGCGCTGGGCGCGCTCTCGGTCGTCTGGTCGGTCGGGCTGTCGGTGCTCGGCGTCTATGTCTACAAGCGCTCGTCCGACAAGGCGGTGGCGGCGGGGGCGGTCGCGCGGCGCTAG